CCCCGCATTTCGCGGGGATCAGGCTCTGCAACTGCAGAGTTTTCCATAAAGGAACCTCGGAGCGTGCATTCCCTGAGGGCGTGCACACACGGAGGAACACATAGAAAGTGACTCTTAGAACTATTGTGGTACCGGAAGGCCCAGAGTCTCGTATTTCATACGAGACGACTGAGTTTCTATCAGGCAATGTAACAGTTACGGAGCATCCAGATAACTGGAGGACGAAACTGTTTACTTTAATTGGTGAGGACATTCCTCACTACCACAAGCGTAAGCGATCAGGGGAATTACTTCCCCACACCAGTTACGAAGTTACCGATTTCCTTACTGAAAAGCAAGGTGGTCTCTTCGAGTTCTCTAATCCTGCAGGAACGGTCGCGGGTGTGGTGCATTATGATGCATCTTACCCATGGCCGGCAGGATCTGCGAGCGTCTGGTCAGTGTCAGAGTCTGAAGTTAACAGTGCGATCCCGACGGATATCAACGACCTTTTGCAGGTCGCCGCCGCTCGCATCTATTCTAAGGGCCATGACATAGCCACAACGATTGCTGAACTCCACGAAACCCGAACGATGTTTAAGGATATCGTTAGGAGGTGGACCAGCAAGGCTGATGACATTACCACCCGTAAGACCGCTTTGGTCAAGAAGGATGGGACGTTGTCTGCCGCGGGCAAAGCTTATAATAAGCGAGTCCGTGGCAAAAGAGCCAAGTCCGCAGCCGATCTCCTCTTGGAGGCGCGCTACGGGTGGCGACCCTTGTTTAGTGAGATCCAAAGTTTGGATCAAGCGATACGAGAGTTCGATCGCAAGCGTCAACGGTACTCGGAGAATGTCCGTCGCCTAGTGTCGAAAGACACTTCGGAGTCGACATTGGACCTGTCGAACGTCTATTGCTATTACGGTCAAAAGACTGTAAAAACGGTAGAAGTTTCGATCGGGGCCAGCGTCTCGGCTGACATTCGCCCTCCCCAGTTTGCCTTCAACCCACTCGTTACGGGTTGGGAGGTCGTGCCACTTTCTTTTGTGGTGGACTGGTTTATTGGGGTTGGTACCTACTTGGAATCACTGAGCTTTCTTACAATTGTAGATCAGTACTACGCATCGTCGGGATATCTTGTTAAGATATCCAAAGACACGGAGTACTTCTACAAGACTCCTAGGAATGGTTATTCCGGCAACGTTGTCGGTACGACCAAATCCTATGGATTCAAGAAGGTTCGTGTTCCTTCCGTTCTCCCGTCAGTCCCTCAATTTCGCCTCAATCTCGACGCTTGGAAGGTCATGGACCTCGTAGCGTTGGGCATTCAGAGGTATACAGGAGTAAAAGCCACATGGCTGCGATGACTACCGTACTCAAGAAGTATTCCGACAATGGAAACTCCTGGAAGTACACCATTCCCGCTTCACATACTGCGAGCAAACCTCGCATGGTACTGCAGCGGCGGCGTGAGCCGACTGGAAATCAGGTGATGCTCGAGCTCTCCACTACCGTAATGTACGGTACGACGGATGCGCTCGGTCTGATCTTGCCCCAGAAGGCGTCTTTCGAGG